ATTCTCCTTTCACGCGATTCTCTCAACCGTCAGGTTCGAGTTGGCGAAGTTGACGGACTGAGTGCTGGTGTTTTCCATTGCAACCGTCAGGCAGCAGCCTTTCGGAACGCAGACCTGTGCGGAAACATAAATGTTAAAGTAGTTTTCTACCGCCGCGGGCGTGACGGTAGCCGTTGCACTGGTCAGCGGTTCTCCGTTAATGGCAAGCGCCGCCGTGATGGCCTCGACCGTGCCTCCGGTGGGAATAGCGATGTTGCCGCCATAGGAGACCCTAAACAGGGCGCGGTTTTGATTGGTGAGGCCGCGCAGCGTGACAATGCCTGCGCCCTGGCGATGCACGATACAGGGCTTGCTATTGACCGCAGTTTCCGTCAGCGGGACGTTTTGCCCAGCAGCAACAGAAACAATAGCAGAATTACTATATTCAGCCATTTTTCTTCTCCTCCCTTTTCCAAGTAGTTGCCGCAAAAGGGGGAATGAAGCCGGATGCAAGTACATCTGTATAGCTTGGCTTGAAAAGAGCATCCGCCTTATGCAGCAGATCGGCATAGTTTGCGAGTTCGACCATGCTCATTTCGGACTTATCCATAGCGGCAAGATGGTCTACAAATTCTTGTTTCAGATCGTCAATCGTTTTCATAAGTTCAGTCCTTTCTAAAAATACAGCGGCAGGGCTATTGCCCCGCCGCGTTTGTCGTTAGTATCGGCACGGGGCCGACCATTTTGTTGGCGTCAACAAAATCGTCAACAAAAAGCTATGCTATGCAGTTGTCAGCAGCCGCAGCCCTGATTGCAGCCGCAGCCGCACCCAGTATACTGATACGGGGCCGGAACGCTGAACGAGGGAACGGGGCGCGGATTGTAATACGCGAACTGTGCGCTAACATAGTTGCGCATATCAAGCGTCTGAGCAGACTGAGAGGCCGCGAGGTCAGCAGCAAAAAGACGCTGGTTCTGCTCGGCAATCTTCGCGTCTTTCGCAGCGATCTCCTGCGCGGTTAGACGCTGGTCGATGCCGCGGAAACCGCTGTTCATCGCGTCGATAATGTCGCGAGTCGCGTTCTGCATCGTGTTGCGAGTGTCGCACGCCTGCGTCGCCATGTCGTAGCGTACCTGCGCGATAGCCGCGCGATTCTCGCAGCAGCAATTTGCGTCCTGCATCTGCATGGCGTTGAGCTGCTGCATAAGCGCCGCCTGCTGGTTGCTGCGGGAAAGCTCGGCATTGCCGAAGCCGGTGTTGATGGCCTGTGTGGTCGTAGCAAAGCCGCCAGTAATGGCATTGTTCAACGCAAAGGTGGAATCGCAAATGCCATTTGCAATACTGTCGAGCTTGCGCTCAACGCTCGCAAAGTCAGATGTCAGAACGTAGCCGTCCATCACACCGCCGCCGTTACCGTTGCCAAATCCGTTGCGGCCCCAGCCGAAGAGGAAAAGAACGATAATCCAGATCCAGCTGTCGCCCCACATACCCATACCGCCGCCGTAATTGTTTGCGGGGGCGACCGGCATAGTCATCATGGGAGTACCATCAGAAAGAGACATGTTATCTCTCCTTTCAATAAGTTTTTATTTACAACTTTCTGGCCAGAAAATGTTGTATCAATGTTGAAAATATGGTATAATTGATATGCGCGGATAGGGTAGCTCCCGACAAGCCGAAAGTCCTATCGGTTTCCGTGCAATACAAAATTTAGGACTGCACGAAAGGACAGTGCTATGCCGTACAGAGACAAAGGTTTTTACGCTCAAAAGCACCAACAACTAATCGGTCAAAAATTTAACCGCTTAACTATCCTTGATATTTGGATTGATAAGGTAAAAGGTTACTATGTGTGCAAATGCAAGTGTGAATGCGGAAGCGAAACTGTAACCCGACTATCTCCCGTAAAAAACGGGGGAATAAAATCTTGCGGATGCATTCGGTACAAATACAGGAAAGCGCCTATAATGGGCTGCAAATTGTATACAGGTCGTTCAAAGCATCCCCTTTACAACACTTGGAACAACATGCTTGGGCGATGCGAAAACCCAAATGATGAAATGTACAAGAATTATGGTGGCAGGGGCATTTCCGTTTGCAATCAGTGGCATGATTTTGATGAATTTATAAAATGGTCAGATTCAGTTGGTGGTCGTCCTGATGGATGCTCTATTGACCGAATTGATGTAAACGGAAACTATTGCCCTGAAAATTGCAGATGGGCGACCAATGAAATTCAGCAAAACAACAAAACTACAAGCCAGTATCTAACATACAAAGGCGAAACAAAAACGCTTGCTGAATGGTGTCGAAAACTCGGGTTGAGCCGATATTCCGTTCAATATCGCTTTATGCAAGGCTGGTCGGCTGAAGATATATTAGAAATCCCGTTAAACCATCGGAAAGACGAATACCGAAGAAAAATTTTGCAGAGAACAAAAGACGGGATCATTGTTGCAACCTATAATGGCCTTTCGGATTTGCCAGAAGAATACAAAATGACATCAGTATCTTCGGCTTGTAACGGTCATTATAAGCGGGATACTTACAAAGGTTATATTTGGGAGTATGCAGAGGGCATTTAGCCCTCTGCTTTTCTATCGGAACAAATGCTCAAACTGCTTTGCCATTGTTTGCAGTTGATTTAATTCCTGCTGGCTCATCGCGCCAGATTGCAGGAGCTTATTGACTTCTTCTTTTGGGTTTCCCTGAAAGCCGCTTTGGAACTGTTGGAATTTCTGCTTGAGCTGCATCAGCTCACTTATCGGCCCCGGCATCTGCCCGCCGCCCAGCGCGGCCATAAACGGATTAGTCATCGTCATCGTCCTCCTTGCGCTTCTTCTTGCCCTTTATTTCGCCCACAAGAGCCGCCAGTGCGTCAAACTCCTTGCGGGTGACAAATTCCACGCCCTTTTCCTGCGGCGCTGTGCGGGGCGTTTCTGCGCGTTCTACGAGGTCATAAATCTTGAGCGTTGGCTTGCCGCTTGCATCCGCCTGCTTGAGATACACAGTCGGCGCGGTAGAATCCCACAACGCCACGGCGGAGTTGGGCGCGATCAGGTAGCCTCTCGCCTCCTGCTCGCCGCTTACCCACTGCACGCCGCCCTGCGCGATGGGGTTCTGTTGCACTGGCTGCGACATAGGCTGCTGCATGGGCTGCATCTGTGGCTGCTGCATCTGCCGCATCTGCATGAGGTTGTCCGGCATCGGCTGCGGATAATAGGGGTTGAAATAGGGATATGCCATGTTCATTCCTCCGTTTCTTTGGCCCAGTAATAAAGCGGAATTTCGTTCTCGCTGTTCCAGCTGTCATAAATTACACCGTCCTGCACGCAGACCACATGTCCAGAAAGCGCGAGAATATGCGTCCCGCGCGGGTGCTCATCGGCAAACTTACCGACCGTGTAACAGTCCGGGCAGGTGTCCGGTATGATGTATCTCCGGTAGCCTAAAGACCGCAGATACGCGCCCCAACAGGCGTTTGCATTGGGCAAGTCGCCGTCCAAGTATCCCTGTATGCACAGAGACAAATAAACTTCGCCCCAGTCCTTCCCTGTTGCCTTGCAGATCGCGCGCACGGTGCAGTCGCTGACGTTGCGTCCGTTTGGGTTCGGGTTGAAATAGCTATACATGGAAAAGCTCCGCAAAATAGACATAAGTGCGCAGCTCATCAGGGTCTGGAAACAGTGTCAAAATGTCCATCGCCATTTGCTCAGTAAATCCGCAAGCTAAAAGTCGGTCATACATTTCGCGCACCTTCTTTCTTATTCTGTTTTTATGATGCCATAAAAGGCTGGCCTTGAATGGTCAGCCTTTGGTCATTGTTTGGTCAAGTTTTGGTCAAAAAATATTTTGCAAAAAGCTCAAAAAGCTCTTGACTTCACGCCAATATTGGCGTATACTAAGCACATAAAGCAAGAGGGAAACCTCAGGAGGAAACGAAAATGAAGTACAATTACAGCATTTATGAAGACAATGCCGGCCGCCTGCACCTCGCTGTCATGGACGAGAACGGCTCCTGCATCTACTACCTTTGCGACGCGGACCGCGCTCTGGTCGTTGGGGCGCTGGACGCGCTCAAAGCGGGCGGCGACCCCATCGCCGACGACTGGGAGGGCGGCGAGCCGGACCCTGCGACCTGCTACGAGGAGATCAGCAACATTGTCGACGCCCGCAACGGCGGCGCGACCATGCTCGATTTATAAAACTTACAGGAGGAAGAACATCATGAACGAATACAGATATGAAGAACTTCGCGAGGCGGCCACTAAGAACCCCACCGGCGAAAATCTCGCCGCTCTCGGCGAATGGCTTCAGCAGTACGGCAACGACTGCTGGAACGGTGAGGAATGGGACATCGACGAGGGCCGCCTCTTACGTCCCGTGTATGGTCAGGAGCCGGACGAATACGGCGATTTCCCTCTCGTGGGCTACGATCTCCTCTAAAGGAGGTGGCGGCTATGAGACGAAAGTACAACGACTGCCAGCGGGCGGACGGCGACTGCACCGCCTGTTCTCTGGTCAACTACGGGCGGGACTGCCACAACCGCCCCATCACTAAGCTTGAGTGGGCCCGCCGCATGGCAGACATGACACAGTCCGAGCTGGCTCAAAAATCCGGCATTTATATCCGGCAGATCCAGAAAGTTGAATCCGGCGAAATCGAGACGGGCAATATGGCTGCAAAAACCTTATTTGCGCTCGCCGACGCGCTGGGTGTAAATATAAGTGAGCTGCTGTAATGGGCACGTATGACCTAACAGGGCAGACTTTTGGGCACTGGACTGTGCTTGAGCCTGCGGAGCCGGATAAATACGGTCGGGCAAAATGGCTCTGCCGATGCGATTGCGGCGAGGAACGCGTCGTGACTGCCAGCAATCTCCGCCGGGGTGTCAGTACGTCATGCGGCCATACCAGGGGCGAAAATCACCGAAAGAATCTGATTGGACAACGCTTTGGGCGGTTGACTGTGACGCGTTATGTGCGCTATTCTTCGACCGCGAATAGTTCCATATGGCGGTGTCGTTGTGATTGCGGCAAAGAAACCGACGTATCGGGCAGGAATCTTATAACCGGGCATACCACGTCCTGCGGCTGTGCTATGGCAGAGGCCCAGCAATCCCCAGCCGCTCGAGTTAAGGCGCTGCTGGAATCCCCGTTGACAGGGCCATATGAGACCAATATCCGCGCAAAATGGTATCGAGTATCAAACGGTGCTCGTGAGTGGGAGATCAAAAACTTATCGAAATTTGTCAGAGATCATGTGGAGCTGTTTGGCATTGACCCAGAGGATAAGTATGAGGCCAAGCGTACGGCCAAGATGCTGTATGACGCGTCATACAATCACTGTCGGTGGCACGGATGGACGGTCATCCAGCTTGAACCGAACGAATAAAAAGAGAGCACCGATTAACCTCGGTGCTCTCTTTGCCCGTCTGCTATTTTTTGATATGCCCGCCTGCGGCAGCGGTTGACCGCCTCCGGCGACAGGTGCAGTGCCTCGCACACTTGCGCGTAGCTCTTGCGTCGCACGTCGCACTCGATAAGGCACGCCGCCTCGTCCGCCGGCAGCTCAAACGATAAGATATACGCCACGGCCCGCTTGGGGGCCATAGAGGATAATTGAGCGCGGATATGCTTGTGCTGACTGTTCATGCCCGTGTAGGGCTTGCAGAGGCGCTTGCGCGTGGGCTTTCGCCGCCCGCTCCTTCCTGTGCCCGATTAGGACACCATCATTTTGCCGCTCTCTGGATCATCGCCACGGCTTCCTGCCGCGTGATAAGTCTCTGCGGCGCGCTGCCGTCCGTGATACTCGCAGCCTTTGCCTCCGCCCAGTCCTTTGCCGCCCATGAAGAGACGGGCTTCGTGCCGAGCTGCGCAAGGTAAGCGTCCATCATCCGGTTAAACGTTGTTTGATCCATGTACTCCTCCATTTCCGGCGGGTACTTGCCCGCCAAAATCATGCTCCCTGTGTATCGCATATGGTCGTCCCACTGGAAATGCGGCTTGTCCGGGAATTTCTTCCAGTCGCCGCCCCACGAAAAGCCGACCTGCTTGCCGATCTGCCCGCAGCGGGCGAAGAACGACGGATCGTCGTACTCATGCCCCTTGACGTTTTTGCAGATGTCGAACGCCAGCCCCGCCTTGACGCCGTGGAACGTCGGGCGCGTCGCGGTCTTTGCCGCGTAGCCGTTCGCGGCAAGATAGCGCTGGTACTCGTCATCCCTGACCGTCTCCGTCACGAGAATGGGCAAGCCCGCTTCCTTGCAGAGGGCGAGGAAGATGACGCAGTTTGCGCGCACGTCCGCCCGCAGGTCGGCAATGTCCCTACTGTGATACATCGCCGTTCTCCTGATTAAGCTGCTTGACGAAGTAGAATGTGATGACCATCGTGTAGATGTTGAGGAAATTCTCGGGGATGGCCTCCTTGATTGTCAGCACGCAGAATGTGACCGTCAGCGCGATGGTCACGAGCGACTTCACGCTCAGAAGATTTGCCAGTCTGTTAAAAAATACGTTCATTGTCAATCTCCTTTGTCCTTGATTTTGATTCCCGCCAGCAGTGCCAGTTCTGCCGTCCATGCCGCGAACCACGCGACGGTCAGACTGTCCGGCACTACCTTGTCATGCGCGGTCAATACGAGCACCGCAATGCAGTACCAGCAGAGGTTGAGCACTGCCGCAATGACGTACTTGTCCCGCTTTCTCAGCTTCTTCATAAAACCACACCCGACAGCAGCCACGCGATAAACGCGCCCGCCAGCGCCGCGAGAGCTTTGTCGACCAGACTGTCCCAGCGTTTCCCTGCCTTGCCCGTGATGGCTTTCACGTCCTCTTTGATCTCCTTGACATCGCCCTCGACGGTCTCCTGCTTGGTCGCCAACACTTCCACCGACGTTGCCAGCCTGTCAAGCGCCGTTTGATGCTCCTTAAGCTCGTTGATTCGATGCGTATTGCTCTTGCACCTGCTTTCGATCAGCGCGATCTCTGCATCATCGTAGTGCTTTGTATTATCCATATCCCGCTCCCTTTCTGCGGCCTTAGCCCGCCGTGAAATAGTTCCCTACCAACTCGTGCGGCAAATACTGCAAGACGATCTTCCCGCCCGCGGCCTCTCCGATACGCTCGCACTTGTATGTCTTACCGTCCTCGCTATCGAGGTAGTAATTGCCATACTCGTACTCCATGCCGCGGCTTGCGGGGATGGGATCATCCTGCGTGCCCGCGTGGGTAACGTCGATCACGACCCACAGTGCAGGCGTTGCGGCAGGCTCCCAAAGCGCTTGAGACGTATGCGCCTGCATGCACTTGTAGAGCTTGTTCGTGCTGATGTCGTTCACACGGTCGCCGACAACGTAGTCGTGCGGGTACTCCCACTTCGGGAACAGCTCGACCGCTGCTGCCGCCTCACCGTCCGGCAGGCTCGTTGCCGCCGCTTCAATCATCGGGCGCAGCCTTGCCGCGCGCTGCGGCGTGATACTCTGGCCGACCAGCGCCGTGACGATCGCAGTCGAAAGCTCGGATTCCGTGGGCCTGCCCATTTTGATAGATACGGTGCCGTCGCGGTGGTCCACGATCTCGCCCGCGAGGCTGTACGCACTCATGTCCTCTTCGGTCACGACCTCTTCGGTCTGACCAGTTGGATTGCCGTCATTGTCGAGCTTGTCCTTCGTCTCGCGGAAGACGTTGCTCCACGGTGTGTTGTCAGGCAGCAGCGCCGCCGCCTGCGCATAGGGCATGGTGAGATGCACCGTCTGCGTCTCGCGCATATCCCAGTTGAGGTCTTTGTAGTTGTATATCAGCGTGGCGGGATACTCCTGCCCGTTCACTTTGATAAATTCTGCCATGTTGGCCTCCTTTACACAATGGTGTTGGATTCATCCAAATAGTAAGTGGTGTTGATCTCCGGTGTCCCTGTAAACGTGCCTCCCGTATTGGCAAACATATAATTAAGCGCACTTGAATCTGTTGTCCCAGTTCCGCTTTTGGGGATGCGGTACGACTTGGTATATGTTCCGGACGCCGTGGTAGATAGTTTGATTTTCTTGCAATTAAAGAACATGTAGGAGTAGCAGTCGGGTTTCAGCGTAGTTGCGGGCAGCGACGGCGCTGCCGTAAGGCTCGTGCAATCTCGGAACATGCTGGCGTAGCAGTAGCTCGCCAGTGTAGTTGCGGGCAGCGACGGCGCTGCCGTAAGGCTCGTGCAATCTCGGAACATGTTGGCGTAGCAGTGGTTCGCCAGTGTAGTTGCGGGCAGCGACGGCGCTGCCGTAAGGCTCGTACAACCTTGGAACATGCTGGCGTAGCAGTAGCTCGCCAGTGTAGTTGCGGGCAGCGACGGCGCTGCCGTAAGGCTCGTGCAATCTCGGAACATGTTGGCGTAGCAGTAGCTCGCCATTGCGGGGCGATTCCCGCTTTTTACGGTCGAATAGTCTAATAGGAGGTCGATATCCCCGTTGCAGGCGATATTTGTCCCAATAATGCTCCATTTTGCGCTACTGGAAGCCGTTCCGGTTATTTTTGAATTTCCTGTCCCTCTGAGATAAATGTAATGATTGTTTTCGATTTCGCCGGAAGCAATAGCGCTGCCATCCCACATTTTCCATCCGCTTCCATTGGTATATTCTAATTTGCCGTCCCAGTTTTTTGGCGCGGAAATTGAAAATGGATTTGCAGATGAAAATTCTAATACTGTATTGAGGTCATCAGGCCAGCCTTTGACCCGCCGTTTCATCCTTGGATAGTTTACGATCATGTCCTCACCTCACGATGCAAAGCTGACCGGCTGAATCGACACATAAACCTCTATGGCTGCTGTCGGAATCTCGTCACACTGGAAGGTCAGCGAATCCGCCCCATGACCGACGCACTGCACATAGCAGACATTCCACACGCTGTCATAGCTTTCGTCAACAGGGGAGCAGAACACCCTCTGCTTTGTGCCGTCGGCGAGAACGCCAGTCACGGTCACGCTCTGCTGCTTGGTGCTGGAATTCCAGCCCGTCACCGGCAGCGTCACCTTGCGCATGGTCGGCCCACCTTCTGGAATTTTCACGGTTTTCGCCGCGCTTCCGTCGTAGCTCGTCGTCGTATCGCCGATCTTGATGTTAAGTGCATTCGGGTTCTTGAGTGCCGTCGGAATCGTTGGGATATCGGACGCTCTCGCCAGCGTTCCAATCCAAGCGGTCCACTTTCTGTTACCTCCGTTATACGCTACCACCGGATAATTCGGCGCGGCTAGCGAACTTAACGAGCCGAGCGCGGCAAAGCCAAGAAGTATCATATCACGCATGCCCACCGCCGACACAAGCGGCAACACAAAAGGTACATCCATCCCAGGAAATTTTGTAATCGCATACACGGCGTAGCCCGCCGCATAGGCCTTATACACTTCTTCAGCCGTTTTGTCGGCAGTTGCGCTATAATTGTCTCCTTGCGTCACTGTCACATAAAATGTGCCTTTCACTTCGCCGGTTGCGCCGTTAACGCTTGTAACCGGCGCACTCTGCAAAGCGCTGTCTGCCTTGCCCAAACTCGTCTGCACATCCGACGCAAGGTCAGATTTGGCGACCGTGCTCTTAAAGGCCAAGCTCCCCAAATCGCCGAACCATTTTGCGATTTTGCCAAACAGCACGGAGAGCTTCTCGCCCGTCGCAATGTTCGAGCGGGTAGTCGCCGCCGTGAACGCCGCCGTGACGTTGCTGCCGTCGCCGGTCTTGTCCAGCTTGCCGGAGACGTCCGGCGTGGGAATTTTCCCAATGGCGTCATCAACGTACTTGTAAATGTCCGTCCGCTTGCCCTGCGGGTCGTACACGCTTGCGAGCATATCGCCAGCGCCTTGCCCGTTCGCACCGTTATAGACCTCGAAGTCAAACGTCGTGCCGTCCGTCAGTGTGATGGTATAGACGTCGCTCGTGCCGGGGGCGTGTGTGCCGTTCTTGAGCGCGATGCCGGAAATGCCGTTGCCGGGTGCACCCCGCGGGCCGGGAGCGCCAGTGCCGCCGCGCGGCAAGCCGAAGGCCAGCTTATAAACATTGTCCACAAGGGACTTGCTCACCGTCGCGGGCTTGCCTGTCTCAAGCGTGACCGCCTCGACGATCATGTTGACGATGGCGTCGCGCGCCGCCTGAGCATCGGTCTTTGCCGTCTCCGCCGCAGACTTGGCAGAAGCCGCGTCCTCGGCGCTCTGAGCGGCCTGTGACGCTTTCTGCCCCGCAGCGGTCGAACTACTCGCCGCAGCGTCTTTTGCGCTCTCAGCGGCCTCCTGTGCCGATTCCGCTGCCGTCTTAGCGGCCTGTGCTCCGGTCTGCGCACTCTCCGCTGCTTTCTGTGCGTTGGCAGCAGCGGTCTGTGCGTTCTTTGCCGCCGTCTCCGACTTCGCGGCATTGGTCGCCGCCGTCTGCGCGGCCTGTACCTTTTCGTCGACGCCGGTCGCAGATACAGCAGCAGCCGCCGCAGAAGATGCCGCCGCCTTTGCGGAAGCATCAGCCGCAGAAACCTTGTCGTCGATGCCCTGCGCAGCGCCCGCGGCCTTTTCAGCCGATGCAGCCGCCGCGTTAGCCGATGCCTTGGCGTTATCGGCATACTTCTTGACGCCCTGCACTTCCGCCGCAACGGAATCTTTGGCATACTGCACGACCTGCGAGCCTTTCAGTTTCTTCGCCTCGCCGCCCTGCTCAAGCACGAACAGGTCTTCGCCCGTGATCTGTAACGCTTGCGTGAGGTCGGAAATTGCTTTGTCAGCCATCAGTTACCTCGCTTTCCTTTTCGAGCTTCGTCTTGCCCTCTTTAGTGGGCGGCTCTGCGGGGACGTGCGCCGCTTGCTGGTCAAGCCGCTCGAGGATCGCATATGCCTGCCTCAGCTCTCCCTTGACCTTTGCCATCTTCTCCGCGTCGTTCGCGGAGATCATCACCAAGGACAGCGTATTAAATGCGCTGTCAAGAATCTGCATTGCCTGCTTTTTCATAGTTCCTCCTTATCCCGACTCCCACCAAGAGTCGGTGTAGATTTCTGCGTTGTAGGGTCTCCACGTGTCCGTGTAGATGTACGGCGTATACGCTCGCCACATATCCGTGTAGATGTACACCGCGCCGCCCGTAGTGCCGCCCTCTGTGGTAAACGATCCGCTGTCGGAATAGCTGGTCTCCACCCATTGATTGAGGTTGGTGTCCCAATAGCAAAGCACTGCCTCCCAATCGTAGGTTTCGCCGGGGGTAAGTCCGTCGAACGAATCCGTAAACGTGTTGTTCGCGCCGGAATCCTCGTTCGAGGTCAAGTAATACCCGTACCCCAGAATGCCGGTCACGTAGATCGCACGCGCTCGGTCGTGGTAGCTGTCTCCGTAAAACGTGCCATTGAGGACGGCCGTCGTCGGCCCCTTCGCCGTAACGCTGACGCTAAAACTTGCCATGCGTCACCTCACCTGACGGAGGAAAAACAGTTTTCCCCAGCTGCCAGCCGGTAAGTTATCTCCGTACATCTGGCTGCCGATATACAGCTCGCCGCCGCCGAGCGACACAATGTTGTTGGACAGCGTGATAAATCCACCGTAGGCGCCGCTGGCTTTCAGGTATACGTTAGTTGCCGATTCCAGCTTGATACCGCCGTAGATAGTCTTGATGCCGATGCCATAGTCAACGGTCGTCTCGACAAGCGAAAGTTCGCCCACTTTGGTATTGCTGTTTGCCAGCAGTTCCACCGTCTGGCCTCGTAACTTTCTCGCTGTGATAGAAGTGCTGTCAATGTACGTTGCGATCGCGCTGTCGACCTCGCTTGCGCTCAGGCCCGCGTTGCTGTCGACGTAGCTTTTCGTTGCGTAGCTTGATCCGTCTTTGAGATCTCCGACACTGATACTGCTTGCTTGGATTTGGTCGGCCGTCAGCGTACCCTTGATATTCGCCGCATCGACGTACAGATTGTCCGTCTTGATGCTGCTGCCGTTGATCTTGGTCGTGCCGCTCGCGTCCGTCACCGTCAGGCCGTCCAGCGTGGTTTTGACCTCGGTGTACTTGCCATCGACGCCCTCGACCTTGAGCATGATCTCCTCGCTGGTCTTGGTGATAATTGAGCGTGTTTCGGCAATCTTACGGTTGAATTCCTGCGCGATGTACCCCCCAGCCGGATATTCGTCTTCCATTTCTGCTTCTCCGGGGGAAGAAATACCCGCGTATCCGCGCCCATCATCAGAAAGTTTAGACAGCGGCGAATAAATACCACCAACCGTCACGCCGTCGCCCAGCTCTGCCGCTGGATCGATGTTTGCCGCGCCTGCTTCGTATGCCTGATACTGGTAGCCTTTCATGGTTTGCAATAAAGCATTTACCATTGGCTGCGTAGCGTGAGGGCAACTTGCGATAACTTCCATGCCGGTATCATCGCCCGCCGTCAAGCTGTTCTCATCGTCCACAAGCAGCGTCACGCGGGAGATAGGCTTGTACTTGCCATTGTCGGCAAAGCTTATAATGTCGCCGCCGACGTAATATTTATCAGACAAGAATCCTCACCCCTCCAAACGTAATAGCGTTACCCGCGTCTGTAATAAGATGGTTCGTCTCGGTAGGCATAGACAACAGAGGAATAAGCAATAGTTCCCCTGCATCGGTGATAATCCAATTCCCGCCGTGCGCCGCTGCGATAAAACATAGCTCATTGCGGATGGTGTAATCATTTGCGGGGTAGTCGATGGTATATGAGCTATTGAGCACTGTGCGGCTGTCCAGCTCCACGCCCATCAACTGGCAAAAGATGTTTACAGCGTCAGGCATAGTCATTGGAAAGTTAAGCGACTGGTCTGGATCCCACACAACGTCAGCCTTTCTCATAGCGTCGTATGCTTCGAGTTTCCAATAATCACCATCGCAGGAACGGCGGTTAGTAAAAAACACGCCTTTGGGAATCCAGTCTGTCGCCTGATTTCCATTAACAAGCCTGAGATAACGCTTGATCGTCGCGGCGCGCGGTACGTTGTCCGCATACAGTGCCAGTTTTAATGTTGCGCAGCAGGCGTTTCCGATGCCAAATTCTTCAAACAGCTGAGATTCAACGGAATGAGAAACTTCCGCGTCTTTGCCATATTCCGTTCCGGCGATAGTAAATTTGTATTCCCGTTCCGTTCCGGGCTTGTGAAGCAGCTCGCGCCACAGCGCACTTGTCGTCTGCCCCATATCACACCTCAGTCAAATTAAACGTCGCGCCGCCCCACACCTCATTATCGTCTGCCGCTTCTTCAAGCGTGCATTCCATCGACGAGCAGTAAAACGTGCTTGTTCTCATGCCATGCAGGTCAAGGTATTGGACTGTACATGTGGGTTTGTTCAGATCGTCATCAAGTTTTGCCAGCACGTCACGCTTGACGGAGTGCGTTGTATACCTCAGTTTTCGCTTGGTGGTGATCTTGTCGCGCCGCATCGTGCCATCTTTGGTGCGGGTAGTCTTGTCGCTGTCGAGATCGTTTCTGCTCCACCCGTACCCTTTCGTTGCGATTGCGGACGAGTAGTCCGTGCCGTTGATAATAAGGACTTCCATGTTACCCCTCCTTAGTACAGCAGTACGGGCTTACCCGCCGCGCGTGTCATGTTGTTAATGTTCTTCACGGTGCTGCGTGCGATTTCCTTACCGTCAAGCTGGATAACGACCGTAGTTGCACCGCCGCCCGATTCTGCCATAGCCTGCTTAAATGCTTCAACCATCGTTGCAAGCGGCGTTTCGATATTCGTTCCGCTCTTCTGGTCGCCCAGCACGGCGAGAAATTCTTTGTTAGGGGGAATGACTGCGCCGCGAGCCAATGCAGGAGCGGAGACACGGCTAATCGAAGGAGCGCGAGAAGGACTTCCAAAGCCGCCACTTCTGGTTCCAAATCCTCCGCTTCGGCCAGAATTCGATTTTGCAATAGAATTCTGCGCTTCAACAAATTTTTTCCCGAACCAGCTAACGGCATTAGCCACCCACGTTTTTACAGTCTCCCATGCGGCTTTTAAGCCGGACAAAAGGCCGTCAATAATCCTTCGACCTAACGCTTTCCAGTAATCAGCAGTAAAAAACTTCGAAACGCTGGTATTCCACCACTGTTTAATGTTCTGCCACATTTCTTTAAGCTTGGTAAGAAGTGCACTCCAATCCAGATCAGATGCAGCGGCAATAGCCGCGCCGCCAGCAATCATCATCCCAATGCCAAGTGGAAGATTTGCGCCGGAGAAACACAGAACCGCACCGATAGCGATAAGCGAGACGCCAATCGAACCCATAAGAGATTTGATTGCGGCTTTTGTCTTTTCGGGGGCTGTGTTCCAGTTCATGGCGACCGACGCCGCAATAGATGCTGCACCCGCAATCATTAACCCAATACCGAGAGGTAAGTTTGCTCCCGAAAAGCAAAGCACTGCGCCGATGGCAAGCAAGGTCATTCCGAGCGCCATCATTAAGGCCGACAATGTATTTTTTGTTTTGTCGTTTACTGCATTCCAGTTCAAGGCGACTGCCGTTCCCAGCATAGCCGCGCCTGCCAGCATAAGCCCAATGCCGAGGGGGATGTTTGCGCCAGATAAACACAAAATTGCACCAATGGCGAGGGCAAAAAGGCCCAGCACCGAAAGCACATTTGTCAGTGCAGCTCTAAGGCGGTCAGACATTGCGTTCCAGTTTTCTTTAATAAGTGTAACAAGCCCAATCGCGCCCGCCGCCATAAGTGTGATTCCGAGGGGGATATTTGCGCCGGAAAAACACAGAATTGCGCCAAGAGCTAAAAGCGCGCCGCTAAGGTATGCCGTAAGCTCGTCGATCTTTGCTTTGTACTCGTCGGTCGTAAACTGTTCAAACACGGGAGAAAGCCGATCTGCAAGCGCAGCCGCAGCGCCGCCTCCACTGCTTGATGTGGAAATCGTGTTGATCTCGTCAAAACTAGCAAGATTCCCTTTTGCTTCTTTTGCCGCCGAACCGACGCTACCGATAGCATCTGCTTCTTTATAAAGTCCTTTTGCCGCCGCTTCTGATTTTTTTGCCGTTGTTCCAAAAAGCATCGATACAATGTTTGCAATAACGCTGATAACCTTTGTAAGGATGTTCACAAGCGCTGTAAAGGCGGGAACAATTACACTTAATAGCGGTTGTGCCAAAGTGAGCAACGCGCCCTTTAAGCGTCCAATAGCTTTTGCGGCTTCGTCATTTACTTGGATGACTTTCCAGACATAATCACGAACAACGGATAATGCCCTTGTAATAAGAGTAAACACAAACGCCCTGAGAGCGAGCTTATTTACTCGGTTAACGAAGCGGGACATGTATTCGTCGGCTTTTTTAGTCGCCTCACCCATCCCGAAAACACCGTTTTTTGTGCTGGAGATTTTTTCGGAAAGCTCCCCCGCTTTTGTCTTCATCTTATCGAGATTTGCCGTATCGGACTGAATTGAAGCGTCCATCTTCTCAACTTTAGCTGTAACGGCGTCATACTCTTTTTGCAAAGATTTCACAGTGCTTTCCTGTGCCTTGATGGAATCCGCCGTAAAAAACTCTTTGCCGCTGTGCATTGAATCAAGCGTCGCTTTTGCCGCATCAAGATTTGCCGCGATTTCTGCCGACTGCTTTGCCAGCGGCATTTTGTCTTGCTGTTTCTGGTAAATTTTATCGTTAAGCGTGTCGATTTTTTTAACCAGTTTATTCAGTTCTTTTTGAGCGTCTTTGTCGTCCAGATCCACGCTGAAAACTACCGAACCGTCCGCTGCCATAAAATCACCACCTTGCTTTTAGTTTTTTGCTGTGATATGGTAAAAGAACCGTATTTAATGGGAGGGAAATAGAATGAAAGCATTGAAAAGAACCTTGTTATTCCTTGTTGTCTTCTTTGCATCGTTTCTTTTGATCCTAATTGTAGGAGTTGCTACAACGCCAGAAGGCCAAGAAACTATGCCAGTATGGGTTGGCGTTGCCCTTCTAACAATACCTATCCCATTAGGGATTCTGGCCGTTAATAAAGCCGTACCGCAGACTTATGACGAAAAGATTAAAATCCAAACAGTAAAGTGCAAGCTACAACTTGTCGGCGGGCTTGACCTTGCAGCAGGGTCTATCTGCTCCGCCATGTGCTCCCCAGAATCTATTTCATTTTCAGCGAGCGGACAAACATTTACGCTTTCGCCAGAAAAGCTAATCGATGTGTCTGTTATGACACCGCAGGATATCCAGACCCAATACGTTTCAAGCGTCGGCGGCGCAATCGCGGGCGGTATTTTACTTGGCCCAATCGGCGCGGCGCTTGGAGGGTCAGCACAGAAGAAGAAAACGAAAATTGTCCGTCAGTACCTTATCTTTGCATATCAGGCTGATTCAGAAGTTAAATACATTGTATTTGACGTGACCTCTGCACCTCAGAACGGGAAGAAAATCAGCAAAATTTATGCGTACTTAAAGAAAAATGAAAACAAACAAGTCTCTCTTTAATTTCAACCGGCTCATTCGTGAGCCGGTTCTTTTTTCCCCAACCATGCACTAAGCGTATCCGCTTCTTCTTTCGAGACCTTTTTCGGGATATCGACCACATCTTTATTGCGTCGGTAAAATTCTCGGTCTGACTTGTCTAAGGGTTTTCCTTTCGCCTTTAGTTCTCGAATGCGGATGACTTGCGCAAAGAAGCAATCGCCAATTTCCATATAAGCAGACAAGAAAGTAAACCAGTGCGTACCGCCAGTGTTGGTATCTGGATCGTATTCGCTTTCGCGAATCTCTTTCCCAAGCACTCGGTTGACAGGGGAAACGATAAACTGAAAATCTTTCGCCCAATCAATGATCTCCGGCTCTTTCTTTTTATCATCAGGGTATTGCCCACCGTTGATAAACCAAAACAGCTGTTTGATCGCTTCGTCGTAGTCGGGAATTGAATCAAAGTCAACAAAGAAGAGACGAAGGGCGGTATAAGCTCGTTCTTCGTCGCTGAGTTCTTCATCGTCCAGAACCTCGAATATCGTCAGTATCACTCGAAAGTCATACCGAACGGCAAAGCTCTGCCCGCTGATCTCTACGCTTTTAGGAAGTCCGTAACTCATACCGCCCTCCGATTAATGCTTCTGCACTTTGTCGATGTACTTTTTGATCCTCGGATTCGTGAATTTCTGCTCACGCGAGAACGTACTGTCGATCTCATCCATAATGGCGAGCATAAAGTTGCACCATACAGGAACGCCTTCCGCCAAGGCGTAAACATTCCTGTCGCCGAAAAGGTCGTCTGCAATGGGTGCATCAAAGACAGAATTGATAATGTCCCGCATTTCGCGGTCTCTCTCTCTGGCAAAAGCAAAAATCTGCTTTTTATCACCCATCTTTTCGATCTGCGCCTTATATCCATCCTGCTTTTTGTCAAGGTCTTCAAAAGCAAGATACAGCTTTTCGACAAAATTGCTGTCGGTAGGGTTGAATGACACTTGGCACTTCCCGTTTACGGTATAAGTTACAAGGCCGTCGTCAAAATTAAGTTCCCGCATGATGCCCTCCTATTTATTCGCCCTCGGTAAACGTGATCGTGCTGCCAGAGATAGCGGCAGTGCCGACCGTGCGCGTGCCGCCAAGCGTCACGTCGATAGGCATACCGATAAAGCCGCCACCCTCGCCGCCGAGGGAAGAGGGCTTAACCATGCAGGACGAATAGCGCTCCGCAAATACTGCGGTCTTTGCCGTGCCTGCATAAGCGTGGACAATCAGCACATCCTGATTCGCCAGCGCCGCCGCGTTCTGCTCCTTAACCGCGAGATTCCAAACCTTGACGATAGCAGGGTCCCCAGCGTCCAGATCAGACGGGTCAAAGGTCTGCGTGATGATGGGTTTCTTCATGGTCGTGCGCGTCGTGCCAAGAATATCCTTCGAGGAATCCTCCTGCCAATCGTATTCCATGCTGGAATCCGTAACGCGCGTACCGAGGGGCGACCACGTGGGGGTTCCGGTTTCGCCCGTGTTGAGATACGCGATCAGAAGTTCGCGGTCTACGGTCTGCCCCGCCGCGGTGTTAAAGGTCGTATCAGCCATTTTTAATCACCTCGTAGTTCATTTTCATAAGGATTTGGTGATCCTCGTCACCGTTTTCATACACGGCGAAAAGTGAGGATCGCGTTGTCGGCTCAATGCGAATGACGCGTTTTCCTTCGCCAATAAATGGGTCATTGTTCACGCCTCCGAATAATTCTGCCCAGTCTCCAAGAGCATTGAGCATTTCATCGGCTTTGAGCCGTTTGTCGTTGCTATTCCCCGGCTTCATGCGGTAAATGACCTTGAATTGGTATTCCGCCTGATACCCGCCGAGAATGTATTTCTGTACGATGTACGCCGCCTGAATTGTAGACAGCGCCATCGCTTCTGCGTCAGCGGGAAGAAATTCAAACCGAATCAAATCAACCGGCTTGTCAGGGAATGTATTGAGCCAAACAAGCAGCTTTCGCGATACCTGGTCTTCTTCCGTTGCCGAGACCGTCTTTTTAATCTGTTCCGTACTTCTTCACCGCCTTTTCTGCCACGCGCAACCACTTGTCAAGATTTTGTGCTTTCGATGCTTCGCACCAATGGGCTTGTGCTTGGGGATTAACATCTGTTCTGAACACCAAATTCCGATCTGTCACTACCTTGTGTTCGCCTTTTCGCACCCAAGAGCTGCCAGTTTCAGGGTCTACCATCAGCTTTCCGCGGTAGAGGTATCGGGCAGAAGGTCCCGGATATACAATACTGTTTCCGATGACACGCGTCCTGTTCATAAGCCCTGCGGCAGCTCCAGAGGACGGCACAAAAGGCTGCGTGTCTTTCTCCATCTGCTCGGCTAAAACGTGCTCAGCGCGCGTACAAGCCTTTGCAATGACAGTCCTTACAGCGCCCATTCCATCGGTATGCACGGAAAACTTGATGCCCATTACGCACCTCCGACTTCCCAGTGCCTCATGTCGGCGCTTCCGTAGTCCATCGCGTCGACCTTCGTCACTTTGTAGCAGTCATCGTGATACTGCACGACGGTCATATTGTCGGAGATAAACTCACCCTTAACAAACACCGTCTCGCCGCCATTGCCGTTATACGAGAGCGTCCATAGTCCGCTTCTGTCTGCGGCTTTGGCGAACTCCTGCGGTTTTGCGTAAGCCTTTGCAGCGCCCGTCTTACCGTCCACTGCTTCCACGGAGAACGGGATATACAAATTTACAGCGTCCGCGCTCTCAAGGCCGCTTTCGCGCACGTTCACGCCCTTCGACGCTTGCAGCATCACGCCACGCAGGATTGTGGTATAAACCTTCTCGACCTCATCAAGCGTCGCCGGGTCAGTCTCCTGCACGACGTTGTAAATCGTTACAGTGTGGGGGAACATGGACATGGCCCATACCCCCTCGCTTTTAGAAGTCCATACGGTGCAAGATACATCACGACCGCTTCGCGCTTTCTACTCTCGATAAGCTGCACATCCGTCGCAGACACATTTTTACTGTCAAAGCTGCGCGTCCACGCGCCTACCGTTTCGCTCGATACGGCGCGCTCAGTGTCCGTCGAGACCGCATTGAGTTTGTTGCTGTCTTGAATGATCTCAGCCAAAGCACACACAGCGTTTTTGACCGCATCCGCCGCATCGCCAAACGCATTCTTGGCTCGGCCCATCGTAACGTAATCTACATAAGCGGATGCTTTTACTGCAAGAGCCGGAAAGATATCTTCGGTCAGAGACCCACCCATGTAAACCGTTGCATAATAGATATAATCAGCGTACGCCATGCGCAGCCTCCTTTTCTGGCCCCTCCCCCACCGTCACGGCAAACCGTTCAGGCAGGGGAGGAGGTAACAGCTTACTTGCTCGTGTCAGACGCGATAAACAGGCCGTTCGGGTTGGGAACAACCGGGATGAACAGGCCGCTTGCCTTCGTCCAAACCGCAACGGGGTCAGGCGTAGCCCACTGGGTAACGGTAATGTACTGGTTGGCGCTCTTTTCGTTGTACTGGCCGTAATCAGCCTCTTCGGGAGTAACGCCCCACAGGCCTGCGCCGAAAGAAGCGGAAGTGCCGTTGGAGAGGAACGCGATCTTGTCATCGGGGAAGAAGCGCTTGGTGGTCTCCTTACCGCTCGAAGTCTGCGTCTTATAGCGCAGGTCGTTCGTGGTAATGGTGCCAAAGCCGAACATGGACATAAACAGCGCACTGAGGCGGTCGGTCGGAACATACGTACCGACGCCAACGCTGCCGTAGATCATCGTCTGGATGCCCTTGTTGGACGACAGCTTGCGCAGAATCTTGTTGGAAAGCACAACCTCGGTAAGAGTGTTGCCGCTGTCCGCTGCATCATCGACGATCGCGCGAAGCTGACCGATGATATCCGCATCAGCGCTCAGATCGAGCTTGTAGCCGATATTGCTGGCGGGAACGCCGTAGTCGACCGTCATGTTAAGGTTGTTTTCCTTGATGGTCATCTTGCCGGTGGCGAGGACTTCCATCTTGGCGACCTCGGTGCGAACCTTGACCGCATCGGCCATCAGACGCATATCGTCAAAGACATAGCGCACAACGGCGTCATCGGCGTACACGCCGTTTTCGGTCAGCAGGCGGACGCGCTCGGTCTGGTTGATCTTGCGCTTGATGAGCAGCTTTTCAACTTCGGTCTTGTCGAACACAGGGCGAGAGCCAATCTCAGCCTCAGTATCGAAAGCGTGGACAGTTGCCATCACAGGAATGGTCGCGCCCGCAGCAAGGTGGAGATACTCAGCCTTGATGTTCTCGGTCTTCTGGTCGGGGAAAATGCGGTCGCCGATGTAGGCAGGACGCGCAACAGAAAGGTTCTGCGAAAATTCCAGACGCTCAGCGTCAGAAATAAGATTCAGAATATCAGCCATAGATTTTTACCTCCTTACTTAGCCGTTTGCAGTCCAGACGGGATACAGGGTCACGTCACCGGTCATTTTGACCTCAGAGACCGCCGCGCCGCCCTTGCTGGTGCTCCAACCGGTCTGGGTGTTGTTGCTCTTGGTCAGCGGATAGCTGGTGGACACCTTTGCAACAGAGCCATCAAAATAGCTGTTGGAATCCACAGGGACATCGCCGGTACCGTCATTCTTGTCGTAAGTCACGGTATAACCACGAGTAACGGCGGGCGCATCAACAAAGACGATGCCCTTGCCCTCAAGCGCGGTTTTTGCTGCCGAAGCAATATTCAGCCCATCAGAAAGGACGCGACCAGCCACGAGGACAGAGCCGGGCATATTGCCGTTGGTCACGTCGACCGCTTCAAAAACGATACCTTCCGCACTGCTGTTGTTAGACGGGAAAACAGCGCCGGGAGCGACAGTTTTATAAATGCCATCCTGCACGCCAAGCGTCGCAGGAATTTCACGGGTTTTTAGCACGAGGCCGACTTCGCTTTCGAGAAAGTTCGGGCGCGCTGCGCCGGAAATGTTAGTCACAAAAGACATACGTTAAATTCACTCCTTCGTTGTAGTCTGCGCATACTGCGCATTGAATTGTTTTGCGAACATTGCCCCCTTGCCTTCGCTTGCAGGTGCGCCGCCGGTACCGACAGGCTTTGCAAAGCTTGGCGCGGGCTTGCCGGTCTGAAACGCGGACGGATCGGCTTCGGTCTGCGCCTTATGCCACTCTTCAAAGCCATCAAGCAAGCCATCTTTAAGCTCAAGATGTTTTTCTTTGAGGTCGGCAAAATAGGCCTTTTCCGCAGCTTTTGAGGAAAACTTGATGCCCTTATCTGCAACAGCTTTTTTCATTGCATCGTCATAATCGCGGTCGGAAATCTGCGCTTTATAGTCGCCAGTATCCTTGTCGTACTTTTCCTGCAATTCTGAAAGCTGCTTCTTGAGGGTCTCCACCGTTTCGCCGGTTCCTTTTTCCTCGTACTTCTTGTTTTTTTCTACTTCCGCGTCCAGTTTGGCTTGGACAGTTGAAAGCGCCTTTGTGATTCGCCTGTCAAACTCCGCCTTATAGATGGGGTCAGCCAGTATTTCATCAAAAGTCATGATTTCGTCTGCCATTTTTATTCTCCTTTTATTTCCACAGCGTCATTCCCCGCTGCGTATTACAAAAAAGAGCCAAACAACACGCTTTCGCGTAATGTTTGGCTCAAATTGCCACTTCTTTTGCCTCGATTGGCAAACGGATATATTTAATTACAGTCGCTTTCTGTTTTTAATGCTTCCCTTTTTTTGCCGCGTCGTATTGTTCTTCTGTCCATCCGTACGCCTTACAAAACAAGGGCTTCCCCTTTTCCATCGCAGCATTGTAGTCTTTAACAGAATAGGACTTTGCGCTAACAAGTTTAATGGACGCGGGATCAAGCAGCGGCTCTCCATCGCTACCCACTCCGGAAACCTTACCGGTTACTCGATATTGATACTTGAACGGGTACTTAGGGCTTTCCCAAACGGATACGCCATCTTCTTTTTCCCCCGTCATGTGGTTGGTGGACACGCGCATAGTCTCATTCTTGAGATATTCAATCTCTTTAGGGTTATCGGTTCCTCGGTAAAACTGCCCTTCCTTTTGATAGCCAGCAAGTCTAAGTGTCTCCGCTTCAATAATGCCGCTTATCTTGTAAATGGAAGAGAAATATTACTTTTTCAGCTCTTTTGCTTCGATAATTTGCGCTTTCACGCTTCCGTCTTTCATTTGCTTTAACTGCACGCGGAGCCCGGCGGCAAGGGCTTTTTCAATGGCAGATTTGAGATTTTCATCTATCATACAGCACTTTCGTCCTTTCCCATTGAAGCGGCAACTTTGCCGCCTCGCTAAACGCCTTGTATTTAGAGTTCAGCCGCGTCAATTTTGCTTTTGCGGCGTGGTATTCATTCATCTGCCCGCTTGCTTTATACGCCGTTACAAACCTCTTCTGCTTGATGATTTGGCGCTCTACACGCCGCTGCATCTGCGTTGCCTCGTATGCGGTATAGGTCTTCTCGTCAAACGTGCATCCAAGCCCATCGTCGATATGCTCAAGCTGCTCATCTGTATATGTGCGTTCGCTTACGCCCTCAACCCAAACGTTACGGCGGTGGCGGCAGTTAGCCCCCTCAAGTCCATCAACGGCCCCAAGCCCGCACACATCGTAAATGCTGGGGTAAATGTCATTGCTACGAGTGGAATATACGAGGCCTTGCCATGCTTTGTGAGATGACCACGGTGATTTGCCCGGAATATCGCGTGCGCCCGCATGGGCAGAAACCTCAAAATATGGCGTCTCAAGATATTCTGCCGATTGCTCCGTATATTTAGCGCAAATTTGATTTACGCCAGTCATCACTGCTCTGCGCGCCGCCACATCAATTTGATCTCGATGCCCGCTCTCATAGTCAACTACCTTCAATCCGCTGTCTGCAAGCTGCTTTACTGCCGTTTTGATAGCCTGATTGTAGCTGATCGCGCCGCTCTGAATCTGCATTTCTGCATTATCCAAAGCCCACTGATAAGCACGAGCAGGCTTTAACATCGTGTTGCCCACAAGGAAACCCATAGAAGCCGTTAAATTGCGGAATGTATCATGGGCCTGCCGCTTAATTGCATCCACTGTAGCCGCGTTTACAAGCGTTTCTGGCTGCGTTACATGTGCAAGGTCGATGACTTCGGTGTAATACTTCTGGTTGCGCTCTACAACGTCATTAAGCAAACTATTTAGCTTTTGTTTGCTAATCCCCGCTGTTTTGCTAATCGCTTCTTCAATGCTTTTAAGGTCAATGCCGTGCATTCTCAGCGCTTGAATATCCTGCACCGTAACTTCATTGAGCTGATCTGCGAAGCCCAATCGGCTGCATATCTCGTCAAGCAGCGTGATTTCAAGCGCCCGGAACAGTTCTGCAAGTTCTTCCGGCAGCGCATCCAGTAGTTCAGGAGTAAAAGGATACTTTTTCACGTCTTTTTCTTCTTCCACTTAAAGGAATATTTAACGCCAGCGGCCTTTGCAAACTTGGCGTATGCGTTATTTGTCGCTTCCGTTTGTGCTCTTCTGCTTGCTTCTCTGGCTTCCTGCACGCTTTTATACTTTCCCGCCTTATAATCAGCCGATACCTTACTCGCTGCTTCTCTTACGGCGCGGCGCACGGCATTGTGATTATATGCGAGCGTTTCATAAAATCCCTTGTTGTGTGGCCCTGATAATGTAAACGTTGCATCCCGGCTTTCAATTATGATTGCTTTTGCTCCTGATTTTTGCCATGTTTCAATATCTTTCAGGGACGGGACAGGTAGAACACCCTCCGGGTGGTTGTGTAAAACAATATTCCCTTTATAGTCGGCATCTCCGTATCCTGTATGTTGAGCTGTTCCTTGCTCCTTGTAGAGCAAATCGCCCGATGGAGAGAAAACAAAAAGCTGTTCTTTTTTCAGATTGGCGATTTTTGATCGGGTAGCATTTATTGATGAAAATCCAAAGCTCCCGCTTCCTCCGCGTCCGCCCATTTTGCTTTCCTCCGTTTCACAATTTCGTCATAGTGCGGCTTTACTCGAATTACATTCCAGTCACATTCTTCCGGCACTTTTCCGTAGAATATCACCCATTCCGGCGAAAGCCGCTTCATCATTTCCTCGTATCCGCGCAGGAACAACCGCTTGCTTTCCTTGTTCCTCTGTGTGCCTACCGAGCTAACCGCAACTATCCCGCCAACAGGTTCTCCATCAAAGCACCAATCGTAACTGTTCTCGTCGCTCCATGAGATCGTTGGATAGACCATCATGCCGTGCATTTGCCAGTATGCCGCAAGCCAGTGCTTGCGATAGTGGTTGTATATCTGCATCGCAAGCGGCATATCCGTGTATGTGGAGAAGTCCGGCGCGCACACCGCCGCAAACTGCGACAGTTTTGGAATGTACCTGTCCGGCGCATTCCAATGTCTGACGAATTGGCAATCATCAACAAAGAAGTGTACGATCTTGCTCGCCGGGTCTTTTGCCGTGTAATGGCAATTCACCGGGATAAACTCTCCCTGCGGATATGCCTTGACCGGTTCAATCTGCGGAATTCCATACTTGCCAACGCCGGGGAATATGAACTTGTCCAGATTTTCAAAGTTAATCATAAATCCCCCAGCAAACAAAAATGCCGCAAGATACATTTCTGTACCTTACGGCATAGCAAGCGCCCGGATTCTAACCGGAGTTCCCGCAGTCACGGTGTAATCACCCTATACGACTACTTGCTATGCCTATTATACCAAGCCTTTTTTACGAATGCAACCAGCTTTTTTTCGTCTGCCGTCAATGCTCTTGTTCCGCCTTCATCGTGATAATACCCGATGTGCGTATGCACTCCCTTGAATTGCTCATGGCTATGCAGAAGATTGATTGTTTTTACACGCTTTCCATCTGCATCGTAATAGCTGATTGCATTGATTTTGCCCTCATCGTTTATCGTTGCATAAATGCGCCCTTTGGTCATAGTTTCCAATGGGTCTTTTGCGTTCAATGCCGCATTTTGCTTTACAAACTTTACGTTCCCAGCTTTTAGAAGCGTCCTAAACTCGCTCCCGTAAGGCTTTCCCTTTTCGCTCATGCCGCTGCTTGCGCCGCGTCCGCCCATTAAACAGGTCTCCATGTACCGCTGCGCTTATTAGCCCTGCGGTATTTCTTGCCGTTTACCGTAACTTCCAACGCGCCGGACTTTTGCGCTGTTACAAAAGCATTGGAAAACGCCTTGTTTTCTGCTGCTTTGCGGTTTTTACTGGACTGGTCACGCAATTTCCGCATGTAGCTATCCATTTCACCGCGCGCTCTTGCAGCTCTGTCTGCGGCGCTTCCTGTTTTCTGCGCCGTTGTCAGGCGCGCAGGCCCGCTTGCATAAGGATTAACTGCTCCTGCCGCCGTTTTGAGCGCCGTTGTTGCGAGAGTTGCCATCTGCTTTACCGCGTCTTTCTTTTCAGCGTCCGACATCTCAAATCCATTGATTTCAGCAACGTTGCGCTCGAATGTGCGCCTGATAATATCGCCCATATCAGTGACAGACGCCGCATTTGCTCGGTCAATGTCCTGTTGCGACAAAAACCGTGCAAGGCTCATACCGCGACCACGCCCAGGTTCTCCGGCTCCAATGCCGCCACCAGCTCCACCTCTGCCGCCCATTACTCTATCTCCTGTTGCGGTTCATTTACCATATCCTGCATTTTGGGCAAAGCCGCTTTTGCAGTATCCTCATCCTCATTAAAATACTTTGCGCGCAGCTCCCACGCATTCATGATATCCGCACCCACGAGCTGCAAGTCGCGGGCAAACTCTTTATCTTTGGTCTCCTGATCATCAAGTATGCTGTCGCCCCAATCGTAAGTGGTCTCATAATCGCCAGCCGGTGCCAGCCCGTAAAGCGACGCATACACGTCCATTGCGTAAATCAGGGAATTAAATGTATGTGCAAGCGCCGTTTGGATACTGCTAATCAGTACATACTTGCGCTGCTTGCTGCTGCGAATTTCAGTCGCGGTTTTTTCAATCGTTTGCGGATCGGAAATGTCTCCGTAAGAAAGGCCGATATTGAATTCAACGCGCCGAAGAGTATTCTGGAACCCGCGATAAATTGCGTCGTCCCTGATCTGCGGCTCAATGTGCTGGAAGAAATCTCCATTCGGGGAAAATGGTCCAACTTCAAACAAGCGCTTGTTGAACATATCCGCCGTGCTGGATGTGCCGTCCATCAACACCTTACGCTCGCTCGACTTATATTCCCAGCGCAGACGCTCCCACTGCTCATCCGCTTGCTTGATAAGCTCGACCGTCGCCGCATCGCCATAAATGGACATACCGCACATGCTGTTACTATCTGCAGTGTTGGCAATAGGCGGCTTAAAATAAGCAAACAATGGTCCGTCTACATTCTCGATGGCCACTTCCGGTTCAATATCCGCCCACTCCGGAATAGTTGTGAGTTGCGCGTCAGCGCCAACGGATCCAGCGGAATCACTGTAATATGCCTTGTTTTTGATGGTATAGGTCGTACCGTTTAACTCGTGTGATTCGAGCCTTACATAGTACGTTCCGTTTACTTTAACCGGCTTATCCTTAAAAACGCCGCCAATGCAGCGACCGGACGGGTCAAACTTTGTCGGCTGAAAGCCCGCAGCGCCGGTAACATCCACAAGCATATTGTCACCGTAAATATACGGCTTCAACGCCACACCACCAAGCGCAAGGCCGAGTTCTAATGCCCGATTAAAGTTTTCTTTTGCTGTCTGAAAATTTTCGTTCAGGTAATCTGCGCGCTTGCTGCCGGTGATGTTTGCTGTAAATTCAACCAGCGTCGGCCTTGCCACTTCTCGGCAAATCGCAGCGGGCAGGCCTACCGCTTTCACATCACAGTTTTGCCACGGTGGGGTATTGACCATCATCGCATACCACAAACCGATATGCTGTTCCATCGTAAGGCTTACGGCGGGAGATGCGCCAAATTCCCGCTCGGCGACCGCCTGCGGAAAGAAAAATCGTTTTACTGTATTTACAATGCCATTCACTAAGCCCATATTTTTATCTCCTCAACTTTACGGAGCTGCTTGCATACATAGGATTTTCAACTGCAATTTCTCGGCGCAGAACCGTCATAACAAAATACCTAACAGCGTCGAGGACGTGATCATTCTCTTTAATGACTTTATCTTCTGCCGCGTCCTTATCCCAGCTATAAAGCCCAAACTCATCAAAAGCGTGCGTGCAGCTTTCATGGAATTTGATTCTCCCCGATTTGATACACGAAGCCGTTAAACGGATCCCGTCGAGAACATCGTTATTTGCTTTCCAAACAGCAAACTTCCCATGCCTACGGATGCACTCCGAAAATGACGCGGCGCTGGGGTCAATGACGATTCGCTCAACATTGTACCCATCCGCAAACCGTTCAAGGTCTTGGTAATATTCTTCGTCCGTCTTCTGTCGGTTGGTTGCACGCCCGCTGTGATAAAATTCTTTCTCCATTACGGCGCGGCCTTTATCCATTCGCCACAAGCAAAAGACGGTAGGGTTTTGCGTACCGTAGTCGCAGGAAATATAATACTTTCCCGCGCCGCCCGTTTTGTTCGTGACGTTTGTTTCTTTGGAGAACATCGGATATACAAGCCCTTCTGCCAACGTCCAGCGCCCCAGAATATACCGATCATAAAACACTGTCCCCGCATACTCTTTTTTTAGGTTTTCAACAAATGCGGGAGGAAGAAACGGGTTATCATCAATCGTATACGTCTGGCTAAAAATGTCCGCGTCGCTTTCAAGAAATTTTTTTAGCCAATGATTTGGGTATTGCGGGTTATATGTTCCGTCAAAACAAGAATACTCTTTATCCAGTCGGCTTTTTAACAGAGCAAAAACTTCTTCCGACCAATCCGCTACCTCGTCGCCATAACAATACTTGATCGACGCGCCGCGAATTTTTGATACTTGCGATACTTTTTCAGCACCGAGGCAATAACACTTTTCCCCAAATATCCATGCTGTATTATCGCTTGAAATCGTCCCTACCAATTCATCACCGTAAATGTTGCGCATCGGCTCGAGCACATTTCGCTCAATGGTTGACTTTGTAACTCCAAGGATGACGGCCAGCCCATCCTTACCAATTCGCTCACGGATGCGAGTCGGGATGATCCACTTAAAGTCGAGATACGTTTTCCCGCTACGTGTAGCACCCCCCTTGAAGTTCCATCGGCGGTTCCCGCATCTTACAAATTCAGTCTGCTTCTGACTTAACAGCATCTTGGAATTCCTTTAACATCGCATCCAACTTCTCCATTGTGTTTTTATTTCGGTCAGATGCCGCAGCATAACGCTTCATCAAGTTATCACCAGCTTTTAGCCTGTCTGACAAAGACGCATCCAGACCAAACTGGTCTTTTACCTCCCCGCGCATCACAGCGGTGTAAAACTTCAAGATTTCATTGGAATCGGCGACTAGCGCCGCGTCCTGTTCATCAAGCCTTTTTTTGATATAAGCGGATATTTGAGGTTTTTTTAAGTTTTCTGCGCCGATTGCTCCGGCGGTTTTTTTGCTATATCCAGCAGCAACCGCAGCCGCCGACGCATTCGTTGTTTTGATATATTCCTCACAAAATCGCTTCTGCTTTTGCGTAAGCGTCAAATCAACCACCGCCATACATATCTGCAAGGCGCTTTACGACCTCGGCAAGCTGGTATGTTTCAAGGATGGTTGTATTCTTATTTCTACCTGCAATTCGCTCATTCTGAATAAGCATATACTTTGTTACCATCCTTTCACTTTTTTCAGAATACGTTTGAATTTGATTGATTTTGACATAAACGCCTTTGTGGCAAAGCGCTGTTTGTAATTTTGCGGCTATGCCGCGCAAATTCGCCATAATTTAATCAACCACAACCAAAACAATCGCAGGCCCGTTTACGTCAATATTTACGCCCTGATACGGATTAACTGCATAGTCAAATACACCTTCGCGGTCTTTTAGCTCATCTACGAGGTTTTTTGTAGAAATATTTTTCAACACATCAGTAATTACCAAATCCATGCCATCCTCCTATTTTGCTACCAGCCCCCGCCCCTTGGCGTTACATAGCAGACTTTACCCGCCCCGAAGGGCTACAACGCCGCCCATATTGGGCGTTAGTCTTTTCACAGGTCCCGGCATTGCGCTCTGTTTGAATTGCTTACACAGCGGCCTAATCATACGATTGCCGCCACCACTCCACATCCATTAAACGCCTCGGCACTCGCGCAGAGTGTAGCAATGCCGGTATCCCACGGAACTTTTCAGCCCTGCGCCGGTATGTCGGTCGCATCCGTTTCTTTTACATAAGCCGGGTCCAGCTAAATAATAATTACTTCGGCCTGCCGCTTTCATACAGCGCACAGGCAAGACCACTTCCGCAGGCTTACGCTCCGTGCGGCTGCGAGGCAAGAGGTCACGCCTATGGTGCAGACGGTTGGACTCGAACCAACGACGGGAATCAGCGCCGGGAACGCTGCGTGCTCTACCGACTGAGCTACGTCTGCATATGTCCCCACTGGGCCACATCGTTGAGAGGTGCGCGGGGTCCTGTGCCGCATGAGAGGTGCGACCTCTCGGCCCTGATTGTGGGCTGCATCGTGCATGCGGCATATCGCGGGGTCGGTGTGAAAAGATGAAAAGCACCGCGCCCCGCTATGGCGCAGGAGGTAAACGCCATAAATGAGAGAACCTCAAAGGCTTTTACACCTCTGCAGTTTAATCCTCCCATAATTGCAATGCCCCGACTCACTTATAAGTGAGTTTTGCAAAATATTTTTATAAACTTTTTGGGTAGTCCGATCGACCAAGCAGGTAATCAATCGACACGCCGAAATAATCAGCGATGTTTATTAGTGCGTCCATTGACGGTTTCTGCGTCCCCATCTCATACCGCTTGATGGTATTGCGATTCAGCCCGCACAGCTCGGACAGCACGCAGCGCTTTAGCTGATGGCGTTCGCGCAATCTGCGCAGCCGGTCAGGAAACGTGCTCATTCCCCACCCGCCTTGCGTCTCAACCTGTAGTTTTCCGTTTCCAGCTGATTAACCAAATCGTCACGAGACTTCAACTTCGCCCACAGCGCTTCAATCGTGATTTTCGCCTCGTCCAATGCTCGCAGTTGCCGGTCGATGTCCTTTTGATTCATCGCGCATATCCTTTCCGCAGTAAGGGCAAAAATTGCTCTCAGTGCTTGTTTTTAGTTTGCACGCTGGGCACATGAACCGAAACGCCCAATCTGGCCACGGCGTACCATCATCACCACGGGTAATAACGACCCACTTACTCACGGCTCAGCGTTCTCTTGGCCCATGCCCACAGGTTTCGCCACGGGTGGGCTTCTGCGTAATTTGCGCGCTGCTCGGCATTGTATCGTCTATTACGCATTACATTAAGGGCCTCTTGCTTAGAAGCGCACTCATCGTTCGCCCGCCCAAGCGCCGCCTCGGTATCAGCGAGCTTATTTCGCAGCGCATCCGCGTCCGCTTTCAGATTCGCGATTTCGTTCTCACGGTTGATGGCCTCGCCGTTCATCTGGCTGATCTGCTCAGTCAGAGCGGCGTTCTTTCGCTGCATCGCCGCCTTTAAATTCGCATATTCGGCAATCAGATCATTCTTCTCGTCGATACAGTTTTTCAGCTCGATGATCTCTGCTTCAAGCGCCGCAGTCTTCTCCTGCGCGTCCTCCACCATCTTCGCCATCTGGTCTTTGGTGTACTTCTTTACATTGATGCTCATAATTTGGCTCCTTTCATTCGTAGTTGTTCTTCCCGTCCCCGGTCGCTCACGATGCTCACGACCTTTACGTCGCCGTATCGCTCAATGTCCATGGCAATTCGCTCCTTGATGCCCTGCGCGTCAGCGGCGGGGACGTTGGCTTTAATCGTGATCGTCAGCATGGAGTGCCTCCCTCTCAATCTCAAGCGAACGTTCGCGCAAGTCCCCAAATCCATACTCGTCTTGCCATCCTAACTCAGAAGACGCTTTCTGACAGCTCTCGCACAGATAGCACGTCCACGGCGCACCATCGAAAACGCAACTGCGCTCCATCATAGCCCCTTGCTCGAATTTGCGCCCGCAACCGAAGCACACATGAGCCGCCCGCGTTTTAACAACCTTTCGCCCAACAACGTCCATGCGTTATCCCTCCTTCGGCTCGCCGTAGCTGCAAAAGTCGTCTTGCTGCATCGGCTTCCCACTTAACGTGCAAAGAGCCTCGCCTGATGACACCGCAAAGCTATTGATATATGCATACTTGCAGTCCTTACACCGCGTCACCGGCGCAACATCAGCAGCGGGCGCAACGGCCAAGGCGTGTCGGATAAGCCTTTTGGCTGTCGCGACCGTAACGGCACATCGTTCGTCATTCGGGTCGTCCGGTCGAATCAGCGCAAACACCGCTTTACACTCGATGTATTTAGTCATTGTCAGCCCTCCCATAAAACGCCTCCAAGTCATCCTGTGCCTTGTCAACAAAATCTAAGCAAGCCAAACATTCCGGTAACGGGGCATCCGTCATGGGGTCAATCCTACCGAGGCAGTAGATGCGGTCTTTTTCACCGTCGTTCCATTCGTGGGACGGGCGCCCGCGCTCACCCAGCGCACACTTAACAGTTGCCATTGTCGGCCCTCCTGTTCCACTTTTCGATGATAAATTTGGGTTCGCTATATACGCCACTTTCAAAATCACACTCTGAACAGTATATATAGCACTCTTCTGGGCTGTTGCCATCTACTGTTTCAAGTATTGCTTCTCCGCCGCAGAACGGGCAAGGTTTCAGGTCATACATCCTTCGTCGCTCCACATAGCACCAGCTCTGGGGCGGGCGGCGAAGCGGCAAAGCCCCATTGTTGCAGATACCGTTGTTGTTGCTATACATGGCGCAGGCCTCACAGGATAGGTCATTAGGGCAAGACCGCCGGAACTCCTTCAAGTCCCGCGGCTGGTCATAAATGCGCAAGTCGGAGATATGCCAGCCGTAAAGCGGTGTTCCGTGTCCATAATCCCATAGTGCTCCATTTTCAAGACAAGTCTGGAATACATAATCATCGTCAATGTCATAGATGCCATACGGATCGTTTGCCGGGACAAGTCTATCTATGCGATCGCAGGTAAATTCCCCGATGACTTTGCCATTACACCGACAAACGGTATTTGTGCGATAGTTGAGCTTGTCCAGTTCCCCGCAGGACACAGAAATGTAAGGGTGATCCATAGTGCAATAGATATAGCACTTGAACGGTGTTTGCAGCTTCGGTCGCGTTTTTCGTACCTCGATGGTTTTCTCACCATTGACGATCTTCTCGCACCACTTCGGGCGGATGCTCAGCATAACAGCCTTACTCATTTTTCATTGCCTCCAATGCCGCTTCCGCCGCCTCGCGGGTGAGGAATACGGTCTTGCCGAAGCCCTTTATCGATACTCCGTATTCCCTTCCGCGAGCGCCTATTGGCTCGATGCCAACAAAGCCAATCTCATTACCCAACCCGATCTGCTTAACCTCGCACTCGCTTATATGCTTGTCCGTGTCCAGTAAGGCAAACACCCGCTGGCCCACCTTGCACGGCAGCACCACCAGCCGCCCGTCCTTGTCAGCCTCGGCCAGCTCGCGCAAGCGATTAAAACTGCAAAGGCTTTCCAAATCAGCAAGACGCATCAGCTTCAGTGTGATCTCGTCCGCCTTATCTTTCGGCAGAACTTCTTCCGGCGCCCACCCGCTGTCCTCGTAGGCGGCGATCCGATCCTTGAGGCGATTGCGGCAGTACAGCGCGGTGCAGCTATCCATCGGCTTACCATGCTTACCCGTCCAATCCGCTTTACACTTCTGGCAGTCCATCATTGCCTGTCCATCGGTGTCGCGCTTCGTCAGTCGTTCCATTACTCCACCTCCTGCGGCCAGAACTCGCGGCGGCACTCGTAGCAAGTTATCGGAGCGGCATCTTTTTTCTTCGGGCACACGTTGTCTCCATAGACATCTGCTGGGCAGGCGTACAATACACTTTGACGATCAATCCTTGCACAAGGATAGTTGCCCAGAAACACGCTCTGCCGCGTCTTGACGGGATTCATCTTTACCCATTCCTCAACTTCGGCCACAACGTCCTCTGGCGAATCCGTCTCTCTGCCAACGCGTAGATAAATGAAACGATTCTTCGGCACTCCCTTTTCATCCATGCGTCTCAACTGCTTGATAAATTCAATAGCGTCCATAATTACCTCCCTAAAATTTGAAGCTCTCTTTGAGCTTGATTCCGTGTACCTCCGCCGTAAAATAGCTGCCCTCAAATGCGGCAGACTTCCAGCTAAATGGTTCGCCAACGTACATAGTCATTCCCCCCCAAATCTCAATTTTGTCACGGCAATGGGGAATTCTTCGATCTCGCTCGCCCAGCGTGCCGTTCCCTTGCCGTTGTGCCGCTCGAACACCAGCGGGAAGCCGCCTATTCCGTCAAACAGGCTTCCCATCATAACAGGGCGTAGATATTGCGCACTGATGCGCTTTGCCAGAAAGTCCCAGAATGGCAGGGCGATGGAGTTGCCCAGCGCCTTATAGCGCGGGCTGTCGCTTGGCTTGCGCAGTTTGCCCTTGCTGTCGCGCCACTCGCCGATGTCAGTCCATTGGTCGGGGAACCCTTGCAGCCGTTCGCACTCCATCGGGGTAAGGCGGCGCACGATCATGCCCGTTCTCACGGTGTTCTGCAAATTGTAGCTGACCCCGCCGTTTGATTTGGCCTGTACCGTTCCGTTTGTTTCGCCCCCCTCGCAAAAGTTCCGGCAGTCGACGCTTGCAATATATGCCGCCATATCTTCACGGCATGGGTCACTCGCCCTTGCTCTCAACGTAGGCGAGATTTCACTCGATACGACCAACATATCGTTGTAAGCGTCCTGCCCGTTGTAGCTACCGGCATGAGCGCCGGGTGAAAGCGTACCTGTCACCTCTTGGTACGTCAGCGGCACTTGGTTGCCGCCGGTGCCCATCCTTGCTTGCAAACTGGGAACGACCTCGCCACACTCGCGGATGACGTCACAAGCGTTTGTCATATCCAGTGCCACGACCGCGGGCTTGTTACCTCCGCACTCCGCACACAGAGTGGGGGCTTGCTCCTCGGCGTAGCCGATGCTTCGCGCTTGCTCGCTGTTGCCGAGCTTAAACCCGGCGCATACAACCGGCTGATTGTTCCCGCTCATGCCGGCCGCTGCGGTAAGTGTAGGTGATCGGTCGTCTGTCCGAAGTTCTGCGCCGCCCTGCTGTGTAGCCATGCATACGACAACATTAGATGGTCTCGATGGTCTGTTTTCTCCTTCTGCCCGCAATGTTTGAACGCCATTCTTCCAATATCCAACACCTGTTTCTCCGTAAGCATGTGCTATACTTTCGCCTGTTCTACCAGCACCGCTTTCAGAATCTCCGGTAAGTCTTTCCCGCGCCGCTCCGCTCTCCGTAAGATACACTGACACGCTTTTGCGCTCAAAGAGTATTTCGCCTGCGGTGTCTCCTCCAAAATCTGCGACAACCGAGATACGACGGCGACGTTGGGGGACTCCCCAGTGTTGCGCGTCATGCACTCGCCAAGCCACGCTCCATCGTCCTCCCACTTCATCGTGGTAGCCCCCCCAGGTGTTCCAACCCTTTTCAGGCACTTCAATATCGGGGGCTTCCGGTTCTGCGATGTGGATGATCTCTTCGAGGACTGCCGCGAAGTCTCTCCCTTTGTTGCTTGAGAATGCTCCGGGCACGTTTTCCCAGACCATAAACCGAGGTCTGACCATGTCACCTGTCCGTCCGTTCTTTCTGTCACGTTCTCTCATCTCCTTTACGATGCGGACCTGTTCCATGAACAATCCGCTTCTTGCGCCGGCCAATCCAGCACGTTTTCCTGCAATGCTCAAATCCTGACACGGTGAGCCGCCCGTGATAACGTCCACGGCCTCGATCTCCGCGCCGTTGATTTTCGTAATATCGCCAAGGTGCTTCATCTTCTTCCCTCGCATTCCGCCATTTCGCCAAGCCGAAACTGACTGATGCGGCGCACTTCGCGAACGTTTTTGAGCCGTTCGCCCAACTCTTTTTCTGTCAACATCTTTTCGCTCCCTCATTTCGTTCGTTGATAGCGCCTCGTCTTAAACTGCCGCGCGCCCCAATAGGCACCGCGTTCCTGCGTTTGGCGCGCTTCTTCTTCCTTCGCCTCGGTGTACTTGGCGATATCCGCCTGATAGTACGGGCAATCGCCGTGACAGCCTACATGCCGCATTGGCGGCTTGCAGCTGTGGCAGTGTTCAAAGCTCATGGGCGCCCTCCACGCTGCGGATCGTCACCGCCGTAAACGGCTCACCGTCCGTGTAAATTTTCTGTCCGCAAACGCTGAACACGGCAGAATCGTCCTTGTAAGCGTAACCGTTAAGCGCGTCCAAAACCGCCTTGATGATGTTATCAATATCGCCGCGCTTGAGGTACGGGGTTAAATGTAGCTTTTGCCTTTTGCTCTTTGCCGTGCCGGATGGGATGGGGTAATAAGCATTGACCATCACGTCAAGAGCTTCTCCATCCTCAAACGGCTTTTCCCCGCACTTGAGCCATGCCGCGCGAATTTCTCCCTCGAAAATCTGCGTGCTTTTTGGAGTGTATGTCCCATGCCGCGTAACACGCGGTCTGCCCTTTGGTACAGGCCTTCCGTCCACGGTAAATAAAACTACTCGCTCCATGCGTCACCCTCCCATTTCGGCGGCAGCCGCTTCCCACGTTAGCTTGTGTTCTCTTGCATAACGCGATACGCTCGGCATGAATTCCTCCTGTTCGGCTATCCGCTCGATGTATGGCTTCATCCACGCCACCGAGACGTGCGGGGAAACTGCGCCCCTGATCTTTGCAAGCACTTGGCCGACCTTCGGGGGGAATCCCCTCGTATCCTCGGCAATCAGCGCATTCACTGCTTCCATCGCTTCGGTGGGGTCTTCATTGCCCAGCATGTCCGACCAGAGGGAAACCAGCTCTTCGGCTTCTGCGCGGGTCATCTTGGCATAGGCCTGCGGATATGCCTGTTTCAATCGCCCCAAAAGGCTAATCACGTCAGCTCTTTCCACGGTTCTTTTCCTCCTCCAGCATCTCAGCGAATACATCGCCGCCCGGCCGTGTCTGCGGTGCTTTATTAGCCCATCGTTCCCACTTCTCCGCATTTCTGCAAGCCGCTTTCCAGTCTTTCATGGGGGTCTTGCCGACCAACCACCCTTTTGACTCGTAAAAGTCGATGAACCCCTGTGGGTCTACGGGCGATTGGCGTTCAGCCACATAGGACTGAACCTCTGCGAGTGTGGGGGGCGTGAAGCGCTTCGCGCGAGAAATAACACTTTGTCCTTGTCCTTGTCCTTGTCCTTGTCCTTGTCCTTGTCCTTGTCCTTGGCTTTTTTTGGTTTCTAAAAAACCGCTTTGGTTTTTTTGGTTTTCCTTGGTTTCCAAAAAGCCGCTTGTTTTCGGCGGTCTGCCGCCCTTTTTGCCGTTCTCTCGGTAAACATTGGAGGCGGCTTCCTGCGCCTTTATGGACTCGTCAATATCCCGCTGAATTGCGGGCCAAATAAACCTTTCGGGGCCTTCAAACTTCGGCTGTTCTCCGTTTTTCCGGTAAGCGAGCATCGCCCGGACGATAGCCCCGATCGACTCGTCGTCATACTCGCGGAAATAGTCCTCGTAGCTCAGCCAGAGCTTGACATATTCTTTGCTCTCCGCCATGCTGTCACCGCCTTAAAACGGCAGCTCGCCGTCATCCTCGCTGACCTCTGCAAAGCCGCCTGCGGCGCTCTCTGTGGCGTCGTATTGCGGTGCGGCGGTGTTGTTATCCTCCGAACGCCTGTTGTCTGCGAAATACACGTTGTCAGCCTGCACCTCGTAGCTCCTGCGCTTGTTGCCGTTCTTGTCCGTCCAATCGCGCATCTGCAAGCGCCCCTCGACGCCGATCATGCGACCCTTATCGGCGTAGTTGCAGAGCACCTCCGCCGTGCCGCGCCATGCGACAATGTCGATCCAGTCCGTGCCGCCCTCTTTGCCGTTGCGATCAACGGCAAGAGGGAACGACACAACGGATACGCCGCTGTTCGTCTTTTTCAGCTCCAAGTCACGCCCGATGCGTCCCATCAGGCACACGCGATTCATGCTCACTGTGCGTCACCGTCGCTTTCGATGACCTCGCCGGTCGTCTCATCCACGGTGAAGTTCTCCGTATCGATGACCGTGTCATCGCTCACGGAATACATGTCCTCGCTGATCTTCGTTTTGATGGTCTCGTCCTGCGCCACCGCGCGAACAAAGTCGCTCTTGAGCGGCGCATACTTGAGCACGCGCTTGAGCACAGTCTTCTTTGCCATTTCCTCGAAGTTCGTCTGCCACGGGCCATTGCTGTATGCCTTGGAAAAGCGCTTCGCGTGGTTGCGAACGTCCTCAACGCTCATCACGTCGTAGCCGAATCCTCCGTCTTTCGTGCGAAACATCGCGTAGATGAATTTCGGCTCGCCTCGCTCGCCGCTGGCGGGCTTGTGGCTGAGCTTCGGTTCAAGGCCGAAGGAATATTCAAACTCGTCGTTCTCGTAAACGACCTGCGCCTGAATGATGCTGACCTCACCGCTGCGGTACGCAAGGTCAATGAGCCCCTTGTATCCCAGTTGGAATTGGCATTCCAGCTGGCCGTGGTTGCGGTACGGGATCAGGTACGCCTGCCCAAGCGGCGTGTTCGGCTCCATGCCGAGCTGTGCCGCCGTCATCATCGCGCCGAGGAAACTCTGCGGCGTCGTCTGCGCGAGCTGTTTGTTTGCACTCAACGCGGAAAGCGTGATGCGCGTGAAGCGCTCCGGCGTGATGACGCTCGGCAGTGCCTTGGCGATCTCGCCCTCCATCTGCTTGATGTACTGCTGCATCGTCGGCTTTCCTGCCTTGACAGCCTGTGCGCCCTGCGCGTTCTGAATCAATCCTTCCTTCATCTTTCTTTGCCCTCCTTCACCGCAAATTTGCGGAAATTTGTCGTTTTGTAGTAACTGCTCAAGTCCATTTCTGGGTGATCCTTGGCAAATGCTTTTGCATCAAACGTCGCGCGGCTCTGCCCCTTCCAGTTCACCGTGTAGCGCCCGCAGAACCCCGTCTCGTTGTCGCCGAGGTCGTTCATGAGCTGCTGCTTGATAGCGTCCGCGTCCTTCTCGATGGCTTTCTTGCGGCTCATCAGGTATTGGTACTGCTCAACAAGGCTCTCGCGCCCGAACAGCTCGACTTCACCGCCGCCACCCTCGTAGATGCTCGTGATCGTCTCCGTCGTGCTCTCCATACCGTCCAGCGGCGGCGGGCTGTCAGCCTCGATGTAGTCGCGCCAGAAGTCCTCCGCGCAGCGCTTGACGGTCTCGATCTCTTCCGGGCTGACATATACGCTGCTCTCGCACCATTCCGGCACGTCATCGTCGGGGACGGTCGTGATCTGGTAGCAATAGAATCCCTTGCCCAGCACCAGCGCCGCCAGATACCAGCGCTGCCAGCCCGTCACGGCAAGATACGTCACGCACTGCGCATAGTAGCTTTCGGGGAAGTCCCCGCCCTCGTAGCGCTTGAGATTCAGCGCGCTTGCCGTCTTGCACTCAAGGCCGGAGATTTCGCCGAGGATCTGGCGGTCGATGTTCGCGTGCAGGTGGGGGCAATCCTCGCGGCGCAACAGGTAGTTCATGCGGCGCACCCCCTTGCGGCTCACCTCTTCGAATCGGCTTGCTACATACGGTTCAAGGTCTCGCCCGACGCGCATTGCCTCGTTTTCCGGCTCTTCGCCGATCCTGCCGGTCTTCTCTGCCCACACCGTATAGGGCGAGCGGTATTTATTCAGGCCCAGCACAGCGCCCATGTCGCTGCCGCCGAGGCTCTTCTTGCGCTCTGTAAGCCACTCCTCGCGGCTCATTCCGAGCGTCGATATCTTCTGCATCTTCATCTTCGTCTCCCCTGTAGTTTTCAAAATAGGCTTCCTCTGCGCCGCAGTCCGGGCAGAACTTTTCCGTCACGAGGACGCAGCCGCGCTCTCCGTCAAGATTTTCGCGCCGCCGCATAACGTCCGGCTCGTCAAAAATGAGGTGGCAGCACATGCAGCGATAGATCATTCCTCCGCCTCCAAATACACCATTGCGCTCTGCACGCCGAACACGCGCGCCGCCTGATGGTCGTTGAAAAACACGTCGATGTGGTTCACGTTTATACCGCCACCGCAATCCTCGGCGATATAGCTGTGCTGCGTGCCGTCCGGCCAGATCAGCAGGACGCGCGAACCGTAGGGGATCACCTTCGGGTCGACCGCAATCGTTCGCCCCTCGGTCGCCAGCGTGCCGGTCGCGGTGTAGCCGCTTGCCCACTTGCCGCAGCAGCAGCGCCCAGGGCAATAGGCCGTCAGCGTAAACTCACCAAGAAAAACGTCGTTGCACACCGCGCTTTCAGTCGCGGGAATGTCCCATGCGGGGTTATGCTCCTCTACGATGGGGGCTTCTTCCGGTTCCGCATCGACCGCTTGTGCGCTGGTAGCGAGGATTGAGATCGCAATCAAGAGGATCGTCGCGCCCAGACACGCCGCCGCAAACAGCGCCGATTCATCGGCCTTGCGCTGCTCTCTCGTGCGCTTGTCGTGCCGCCTCACCGTCTGCGCCCCCTGTCGATATACGGGAGCAGATCATACAGCACCTTGCACACCGCGCACGCGCCGATGACGGCAAGGGCGGTTGCAAAGTCGCAGCCGTTGAGCGCGATCACCGCAGCGGCAATGCCGCCGAAAAACAACGTGTCAATCATTTCGCGCCTCCGATCAGCATGAGCTTTTCCGCGTCCGTAAATTGCAAAACTCGGTCAAGCTCCCAGATTTCTTCTAACGTCCAGCGGGAACGCCCCGCCATGCGATTGCAGATTTGCGTTTCTGACAAGCCGATTTCCTCGCCCAGCTCCTTGCCGGTGCGAATCAACGCCCGTCCCATCGCGCCGCGCACGGCTCGCTCAAGGTCGTTTCGCCGTCGCGTTAACTGTTGTGGCTTTAGCATCTTGCCTTTTCCTTTCTCTCGTGCTACAATAAGCACGGACACAATATCTTGTGGTGAGATTTGTCCCACCCGCCCCGCTCGATGCTGCAACATTGGGCGGGGCATTTTCTTTGCATTACAAATCGGTTCACAGCGAAACGTCGCAACTCCGCTGCATCACTTCGCTGAACTATTCCTCTGCATATCTATGCGTGTCTCTTCCATTGCGTTGCCTTCCAATGCTATACAGTTCACATCATTGCTGTTCCGTTGCTTCTCCGGTCCCTGCTACTCGCTACCAATGCTGTGCTACGCTTCGCATTGCGATGCAATTCCATTGCTAATCAAGGGAATTCCATGCCATAGCACATCAGAGCCAGTCGAGGCTACTCCTTTGCTGATTACAGCTATTCTTCGCCATCACATCTCATCGCAAGACTTATCTCCGCATTGCCGTTGCTCGTCAACGCTGTTCCCGGCAAAACCATTCCGTTGCTTTCCGGGGCTAATCCTCGCTGTTCAAGGCCGTGCAAGGCGCGTCCATGCCACTCCGTTGCGTTACTCGATTTCCTCCCAGCGGAATCGGCCTTTTCCACTGTTGCGCCACTGGCCAATGCCGGAGAATCTTCCGTAATCCAGCCAGTCGCGCACAACGTCGATGTGGTCGTCGCACAGGCAGACCACCGTAAACTCGCACGTTGCCCCGGCGGGGATTTCCTCGCTCATTGCAAGGCTGATGCGCTCGCCCTGCGCCGTTTGCGCTCTCAGCGGGCGCTGGCACTCCTTGATCTCGCCGTCAAAAAGAATTGGAATGGTGCGCGGCTCGGGGAAAATCAGCTTGTCGATTTCCTTCTTGTAAGCCTTGATTTTGCTGCTGGACGAATCCTTGACCTTTCGCAGACCGCCGCAAGTGTCCTTGAAAAAGCCCTTGATCTGGTAGTCGTACAAAAACGGCGTTCCGTCGTCCAACCGCGGGAAAATGGTCATGGACTTCTCGGCAACCGCGTCCGCTCCCAGCGCTGCCACCTCGTCCTCCACGCTTGCCGCATCCGGCGCGTGGCTGCCGATAAACTCGCGGTAGATATCAGGGTTCGCGGGGCTGGTTCCGAGAATCGGCTCGATAAACGTTAATTTAACTTTGAGTTCTTTCATCTTTCATTTCCTCCTGTTGTGTGTTAGTCCTCTTCGCTGGTCCTCATTGCCTTTTCTACTCTTGCGGTCTGCGCGGCTTCCGATGCTGCTCTGATTTCCGTTTCGGCCACGCCGTACAATCTGGTCAGCGGTCTAATGTACTTGCTTGCGATACCATTCACACCGCGCTCCCAGTTCGACACCGCGGAAACTCTTACACGGAGTTTCTTTGCTACATCTTCCTGACGCAAACCGGCATTTTCTCGAATCCCTTTTAATTCCAAGCGTTCTCCCCTCCTTATAAAGTTCAGAACTTTATATTGACAAACGCAACCAACACCGCTATTATGTAAGTGTCAGCCAACAAAATATCGGTTATAAGTCCGCAAAAACGGGAAATCCGTTGGGGGCTTGGTTTTTTGTTGCCTTAATTAAGTTCTGTAAGGCTATTATAGCCGATGTTTCATCGGCTGTCAATCGGTTATCCGGTGAAACATCGGATTTTACGCTTTGCACAATTTTTTCTTTCTCCTTTGTGAGGGTTTGGCAATGGCGCTATTTGATAAGCAAATAAAAAAATACGTCGAAGAAAACTTTTCTGAAAAAGAAAAAGCACTCGCAGAAACCGAGCGCTCTGTCCAGCGGCATTTTGCTAAAAGCCGCGAATATAGAATTATGCTGCAAGATTATCAGAAGGAATTGCGTGAGCGTGATAGAGCCCTTTCTGAAAAAGAAGCCAAACTATCTAAACGCAAAGAGGATTTGGACGAATTCGAATCCACATTAAAGGCGCGAGTAAAAGAAGATGTTGTGCGAGAGGCCAAAGAAGAAAAAGCTACGTTAAAAGCGGATTCTATAAAGCTGCAAGAGGAAATAAAATCCTTATCGGCGAAAAAAGCCGGCCTTATGGCTGCGGAATACAAAATTATAGACTGGGTCTCTCGGATGGAGAAAAAAGAAAGCGAAGTATTCGACGAAATACTTGCCGACGCAAACAAATTCCAAAAGTTCAAACTGTCTATTGATGGGTATGAGTTTGAAAGCTACGTTGCCAATCTGCTTATAAAAAACGGCTATGAGAAGGTCGAGGTAACAAAAAAGTCGCAGGATTTCGGAGCCGATATTCTTGCCGAGAAAACAGATGTGCGATATGCGTTTCAATGCAAATACTACTCAGGACAAGTTGGAATTGAAGCGGTGCAGCAAATTTACGCAGCAAAAGAGCATTACGATTCTCATGTTGCAGTTGTCGTTACAAACAGCGTGTATACAAAAGCCGCTAAGATTTTGGCAGAAGAATTAAACGTAGTCCTGTGGGACTGCGAAGACCTCACGGTTTTGTCACAAAACAAGGATATGTAATTATGCCTAAGAAATTAGATAGTGTAAGCCTTAACACAAGCTGCGTAAATTTAATTGTAAATTACTGTGAAAAAGCGGATATAAGCGAAGCGGCGTTTTCGAGAAAATTCAAGAAAAATAACGGTTGGGTAACTGACTTACGCAGAAGCAAAAATTTGAATTTGCCGTCAAAAGAACTTGCTGTGCAAATGTGCTTGACGCTCAACGTCTCCCCCGATGACATCCTCTTGCACGAGGGGAAGACCCCGGAAGAAACCGCCAAGTGCTTAGAGGATATCGAGACGGTGCGGAAACTGGTCGAGGCCGAGCGGATAAAAGAAAGCGCCCCCGATTCGAAGACCGAGGGCGAGGATGCGCAGCTTGCGCAGCTTATTGCCGGGTTTAATCGGTTGTCTCCGCAGCAGAAGAGCGCGGTGCTTGCTGTGATAGAAGGTTATCAACCATCGCAAGAATAGCATTTTTCTGCTCTGGCGTCAGGTTGACAAAAAGTTCTGCCGCTTTTCTCGTTTGTTCGTCCATAATTATGTCCCTCCAAGTATTTTTGCAACGGGGCTGTATGTCGATTGTCGCACAAGACGGTGTAAGCATCAAGATCTCCAACTAAAGGCCCCGCCGCCCTCTGCAACAAACGGCGGGGCCTTTTTGCAGCCAGCGGGGAGCGGTCGCCGCTGCTTGTCTTCACCGTACAGCACCCAGCACTGCACTTTCAAGGCTTAGATTTGACCCTTTGACAGTTTCCGACAAATTTCATTGCTACAAAAAAGTGCAACATTTGCACTGAAAGGATATGATGTTAAGTGAACATTCAGAAACGATGTCAGGAGCAAAAAGACTTGTTAAGACTAACGCATCAAGATATTGCCGACAAAGCAGGATTACCGTTGCAAACAGTAAAAAATTTTTTCTCCCGCGCATCTAAGTCCCCATCAGTTTACACAGTCGCTGCGATTTGCAAAGTGCTTGGCATCTCTCTTGATGAAGTGTTCGGCATTTCCGAACACTTGACGCCAGCCGAGGAAACCTTACAGGCGCGTAACGACGAGTTGGAACGACACGTTGACGCAAAGGCCGATACCATCGAGATCATGCGGCGCGGCGTGCGTATCCGCAACGGCGTGATTGCTATAATGTTTGTCATTATCGTCTTTCTGGCCGCGTGGTGCTTGTACATTGATTGGAGGGGGATTTGATGAAGATACCGAAAGCAAAACTACTACCGTCCGGCAACTGGAATGTCAGTGTCATGGTAGACGGAAAGCGCGTGTCCATCACAGCTCCTACCAAACGGCAAGCGGAGAATGAAGCTGCCGCGTTGAAGTCCGGCGCGAAGTCTGCCGCTCGTGCGTCTGAGCGCACGGTTGGAGACGCTATCGACCGATACATTGACAGCAAGGACGCAATACTCTCCCCATCCACCGTCAACGGGTACAGAAAACTCCGCAAGGTGGTTTTTCCGGAGCTGATGAGCGTTAAGTGCTCCGCGTTGACGCAGGATCGCGTGCAGCGTGCCGTGAATAAGATGGCGCGGGGAAAGTCCCCTAAGTACGTCCGCAACGCTTACGGCTTATTTACGGCGGCAATGTCGGAGGAATGCCCGGATAAAGTGTTCCGTGTATCTTTGCCGCAAAAGGAAGCGCCTAAAATCAAAATACCTACCATGGAAGAAATCAGAACCTTACACGAAGACTGCAAAGGCACAGCGTTTGAATTGCCTTTTCTTCTGGCTGTCTGGCTCGGCCTCCGTACATCGGAGATCAGAGGTCTAACATGGGATTGCCTTGACGGCGATATTCTGACGATCAAGCAAGCAATGGTAGACGGTGAGGCCGGCCCGCAGCTCAAGCAGCCAAAAACTTACAGCGGCAACAGAAAACTAAAAGTGCCGCCGTATATTATGGGGCTGCTTGACGCAACACCGCGCACAGATGAGTTTATTGTCCACGCAACCAGAAATGTCCTATATAAGCATCTGCAACGCGCGTGCGCCCGCTGCGGAGTTTCGCCGTTTCGCTTCCACGACCTCCGGCATGTAAACGCATCGGTCATGCTTAGGCTCAATGTCCCGGACAAATACGCAATGGAGCGCATGGGGCACTCTACAAACAACATGCTTAAAAACGTATATCAGCACACCATGGATGATAAAGCCGTAGCAGTGGCAGATGCCGTTGACGGCTTTTTTGAATCCGAATTTCATCTGTAATTTCATCTGCAATTCGTCTGCAAACACAATGTTTTTGGCGCACTTAACTTGCAAATATCGCAAGTAATGCGTAAACATGTAAGCCAGAAACCCATTGCAAATACAAGAAAAACCCCGCAGTCGTTGAAACTGCGAGGTTTTTTCATTGGTGGAGGCGGCGGGAGTCGAACCCGCAACCGAATCCGCAAAAGCATTGATATTACAAGGTTTTTTGTAACTCATCTGCAATTCCATCTGCAATTTACTTTTCCAGTTTGCGCATGACGCTATTATAGACGCGCTCGTTTACAATTTTCAAACTGTCCATCAGCTCGTCCATGATCTCCCACGCCTTGTCCTGCGGGACGTCTGCCACAGCCCGCAGAAAATCGCTGTCGCCGTATGTTTCGACGTTGACCGGCGCGGGCGCTGCGGAGTATGCCATCGGCAAAGCCCTCTCTCTGCTGCCGCTTTGCTGATCACGGATGGCATACAGCACGGCAAGGCGCTCATAGTTTGTCCAGCTTGATTCCTCCGTTTCAAGGCGAGCTATCCAGCGATTGACCTCATTCTCGTCGACCATAGGGGTGCACCCCCTTTAGCCCTCAATCGTGTCCATGCAGCGCTGGATGGCTCTGCGGATGCTGTCATCGTCGGCGTTGTCCAGCATTTCCTGTAACTGGCGTTTCATGTTGTCGATTCTGCCGTCACGGGAATAGTGGCCGCGCACATAATGCGTGCCGCGTCTCGCGTTGGACATATCACGGTCATAAGCGCCGCGCATACCCGACTGCCAGTCTCCGTCGCGGGAATAGCGGCGAGAATAGTCCTCATCGCGGGAATAACCGTCGTCCTCCAACATCTCAATCTTATCGATGTTCTTGATGGTGTCCGTCAGTTTGTGCGCAATTTCGAGATCGCCCGCGCCAAGCTCGCCCTTACGTGCCAGCTCGTCGAGTTCGTCGCACAGCATATTACGCAGATCATACATTGCTTTCTTGCTCATGTCCATTCTCCTTTCACGCGATTCTCTCAACCGTCAGGTTCGAGTTGGCGAAGTTGACG